GGGTTCACCGATTCTGGGCACCTCACCTCCGGTGACTACGCTTCTGCGACCGACAATCTGTCGATCGAGGTTGCGGAGGTCATCGTGAGTGCCCTTATCTCCACTTCTAGTGTTGTGCCTCCGTCCGTGTGCCAGCAGGCGGTCCGGATTCTTAGGCCATGGTTGTTTTACATGGTCTCGGAATCTCCCGGGTCGCCGCCTACTGAGCGCGTAGACGTTGGCGAGCCTCGCATCGGTCAGATGATGGGCTCTTACCTCTCGTTCCCCCTACTCTGTTTACAGAATAGGATGGCATTCCTTTGGTCCGCAAGGACTTTCGGTTTGTCTTGGAAGGAGACGGTTCGAGTTCCTTGTCTGATCAACGGCGACGATATCCTTTTCCAGTCGGAGAAGGCTCTGTCGCAACATTGGATGGGGGTTGTCGGCGGGCTTGGTCTTGAGGTCGAGCGTACAAAGACTAGTGTCGATGACGTGTACGGTTCTTTGAACAGTACGCTGTTGCGTCGTGTCGGTGGCCACCTTCGGGTTGTGCCGACACTTCGCTTCGGTCGTCTTCGTCAGTCAGAGTACGTGACGTCTCTTGGTCGTGAGTTCGCGCAGTTTCTTGCGGGCGTTTCCAGTAATACGCGCTTTCGAGCGGGTATGGTCTGGTTCCGGAGGAAGATTGGTTCTTTGAGGTCAACTAGATTGACTCTACATGAACTAGGCTTCCGAGGGACGCTGGCGTTGAGACTGGGCAAGCTCTTTAAGCTCGCTCTTTGGTCGAACGAGGAGGTTACCGTGCCAGCAGCTCCTATCGGGCATAACGTATCGTTGTCTTCTGACGACTTTACGTGGATACCCGAGGCTGAGACGACGGATGAATTACGACAACTTTCCGCTTTTGAGTGTGCTTCTTGGAAGTACAGTCTCAAGTGGATTGAGAGTAAGGACCGGGATACACTTCGGTATTTCCTGGCCCTGTCCTCTATTCGTCGTGATGAACCCGTTTGTGGCCGCGTTCAAGCCGTGTCTTTTGCCGCTTCACAGTGGCAGGGGAGATGGTTGACAAATGAGAAGAAACGGTGGGACGCGCGCGTCAGGCGCGCGTTTTTAGAAGAAAGGAAGGTGGGTGTGCGGTCGGTCGCTGTGCCCGTGCGTGTTTTGGGTTTCCATGACACGCTTGCGGCATCTTACGACACTCCCCCGCCGTACGAGTCGGCTAGTCTGAGTGCTAGGCGCGATTCTGCCGTCGGGCCCGCTATAGACGATAAGAAATAGTGGGTGCTAGACCCGAGGCATGACAGTGGTTGCACAGCCAAGAGGCTTGTGAGGAAAGCCTGGGCCCCCTACCTTCTGTGGTAGGATAAGCCGCGTACTCCCGCACTAAGCGATTTGCTATGACAATGTCAATGAAAAGACCTTGCGTTTCAGGTCATCGTTGGGGGGCGTGGGCCCAGACGTTAGTACTCCACGTTTGTAGGGGCGGGGTTTTACTCCGCGGCCGGGAAATCAATCCCCGGTAGCTGCTGTC